GGGGGAGCGCCCACGCGCTCCCCCTCTTTTACTTTCTCGCCGCCTTGAGGATGGCCACGCCCATGGTGGCCAGTTCCTGCCTGGTGGTGTGGGCCCTGGGCCTGGCGATGGTCACGCCGCCCTGGCCGTCATCCACGCCAGTCAGGATGCCCTCCTCCACGGCCTGCCGGATGTAAGGCAGCGCCCAGCTGTCCGCCGGCGCGTTGGCCAGCCTGGACTCCTGGACCGCCAGTTCCTCCCGGACGATCTGCCGCACTCTGTCCTCCGTCAACTCCGGCTCCTCCTCTCTCACCGTCCAGCGCAGTACGCTGTTGATCCGCCGGTTTTCCGCGGTCTTGGAGACCGCCCCGTCCCGGCTCTGGTAGTAGCTCCCGCCGCCGTCCAGCTTGAGCACATCGACAAAACCCAGCCCCCGGAACACCCGGGCGGCCTCGCCGCTGTCCAGCAGATTGGCGGTCCTGGACTGCCACCCCATGACGTAGATTTTCCCGTCTCCCTTGAGGCCCACCAGTGTGTGCCAGGTGGCCCGCAGCGGAGAGGTATCCCAGCCCTGCCCCTTGGCCTGGGCGGTGGTGCAGGCCTTCCCGGCCCGCAGCACGGGGATGCCGGACACGGCGTAGTCCGTCCCCTCCGGCACCGTCCGGATCTCCTCCACCCGGGCCTTGCCGCCGGAGATCAGCAGGGTGGAGACCGCCTTGCCGCACAGGGGGTTGGCGTAGGACCACCCGCCGGAGTCAAAGATCCAGCGGTCCCCCACAAAACGGCCGCGCTCCTGGCAGTAGTGCCTCGTCCATTTCCCTGAGGCATTGTAGTCCGCCACCAGATGCCCCACGGGCAGGGTAAACGGTTCCCCGCCCTCGGAGTAGTTGGCAAAATACCCCGCATTGGCGCAGCGGTCGCCGCACTCCCCCTTGGGCTGGTCCACCAGCTCCACTGTCAGATCCTCCGCCGGGACTGCGGTCATGATGACCTGCCCGCCGCCCTTGGTCTGGAGGTCATACACCTCCACCAGGGCCGCCGCCAGCCCGGCCGCCGCCTGGTCGGCAAACCCCTCCGTCAGGATGACGGGGGTGTCCGTGGTGGAGTCCATAAACCCCAGCTCGATCAGGGTGGCCGGCATGGTGGTGTAGTTGAGGACATACAGGCTCTGCTCCGCCAGAGGCTCCGCCCGGTTGCCCCGCAGGCCAGTGGCCGCCACGGTATAGCGGTACGCCGCATCCCGCACCACCTCGCTCTGTTTCTGGTGCTTGGGGGCCACATAGGCCACGATCCCGCCGCCGGAGCCGCCGTTGATCCCGGCGTTGTGGTGGATGGACAGATACACGTCCGCCTTGGCCCGGTTGGCCGCCGCCACCCGCTGGGACAGGGTCACGTCCCTCTGCCCGGTCACATCGTCCACCCGCATCGTCCGGCAGTCGTACCCCGCCAGGATGGCCTCCAGCTTGTCCGCCACCCGGCTGTTCAGGGTCCACTCCCGGGTCTCCCCGGGGTCGATGCTCTTGAGGCACCGCTTCCCCGGGGTCCCGATGTAGTGACCCGCATCGATGCAGATCAGCATGGGGTCACACCTCCTGACCGGCCTCCTGCTGGGCGCGCTCCTCGTCCTCCTTGATGCCCGCCTCCACGGCGGCGGCGAAGGCCTCACGGTCATGGCCCGCGAAGGCGTCCACCAGGGCCTCGTAGTGGTTGCCCACAAACTCGTTGATGCCCTGCTCCGTCATGCCCTCAGGGATTGGGTGGGCCGACTTGTGGTGGGCCAGGGCAACGGTCAGGTCGGGCAGGTCCAGCTCCTCGCAGGTGGTAAAGATGTCATAGATGTAATTGGCGTTCATGTTGTTTTCTCCTTTCAGACGTTAACTAAATTCTTGTGTTTTGGTGAACGACAGTTGAGTTCTTCGCTTGTCGTTGTCAAAATTGTTACTTGCTCAGCTGCTTGGCCGCCTGGTTGACGCCAGTGGCCGCAAAGCCGCTCACGATGCCCACGGCCAGAGCCGTGACAGGATCCGCAGCCGGAAAATCCGGCACCGCCAGGGCCATGCAGGCAATGCCCAGCAGTCCGCCGGACACGCCGCAGGCGATGGGGATCCACTTGTTGTCCACCCCGGACGCCTTGACCACCTGGCCGATCAGATAGCAGATCACCGTGATGGCCGCCACGCTCGCAATTCCAAAGTCCATATTCTCACCCCCCTTCACAGTCACAGAAAATCGTGCTTTTGTAGTCGTTCGTCGTACACCCTTCCGATGTTGGCAATGGCGTGGACAGCCCGGCTGTTGGGATAATCCGGGTGTTTCTGGCAGAACTGCTGATAGCGGTCGATCTCCGTCAGGACCTCGATGAACTCCTCCCGGGTGTGGGGGATCTGACGGATCAGTTCCTGGTTGAACCGCAGGATCCTGGCCCGGTGCATATCCGCCGCCCGCTCATCGTCGGTCTTGATGTGGTTGTCCAGCTTGATCCGGGTCCGCTCCAGCTCGGCCAGCACCTCTGCGTTGATGGCCCGCCCCAGGATTTTCGCAATGGCGGACCAGGGGTTCAGTTTGATGGGGGCGATCTGGATGACTGTCAGCGCCAGGATCACCAGCCCGCCCCCGCCTGTCAATAGTTCCTGGATGCTCAATGTCTGCCTCCTCTATTGGCCGCTCGGGCGCCTGATTTTATGCCCGGTAGGGTGTCCCGGTAATCTCAGTGTATTGCTCCGGGGTGATGACATTTTTCCGGACGGCCATTTTCACCATGGCCTCGCTCCACAGATGGCGGTCATAATTTCGTTTGATCGTTTCAAAATTCATACTGTTGCGCCTCCATCCACATTGCCATCCGGCAGACTGGACATGGCGAGAAACTCCAGGGCTGCCGCAGTCCGTTCCTCCACAGTCGGTTCAGTGCTGGGTGCGTTCATGGCGTCCTCGAATGCCTCAATGACGGTCAGTCTCTCCTCGTCCGTCGCACACGCAGAAAAATCTGCGCCCTGTGCCTCATACATCTGCACCATCTGGCCCAGTGTTCCAAAAAATGCGCCATTGATCTCCCCTGCGCCGCAGACCACCGTGACGGAACTGATCCCGGCAATGGGATAGCGGTCGATCCACTGTTCCGGGGTCAGCACCTCGCCGATCGGGGTCAGGATTGGGTCGTGTTTGTTCCAAATTGCATACCGTTTCATGGTGTCCCTCCTAGTTGAATTAGAGTGCGGTAAACGCCTCCACACTGTTTATTTCTGTGCCGTTGAGCAGGCCGCCGGAGAATAGTGCATACCCTCCGACCCGTGCGCCGCTGAACGAGGTCCGTTTCACCGCGCCAGAGTTCAGTGTGAGCGTAGATCGGGTCAGTGATTTGCTGTACGCATTCACCGCCCCATTGGCATTCTGGCCTCCGGCAAAAATTGCGAAATCGTCGATCGAGGCTGATGCAAAGTTGTTCATCCCAACGCTGAGCGGTGCGGCAGCTTTTTTTGTCAGGGATGCATCATATACATCCACTGTTTTCAGGCTGCTGGGGGACTCTCCTCCTGCGAACACTGCGCAGCCATTGACCGTGGCTCCCTGATGGTCGTTTTTTTTCTCGCTGAGACTCGCTGCGGTGGACCTGGTCAGAGAGGTATTATAGGCGTCTACCGAGTTGACGGCATCATAGCCGGCATCTCTCCCTCCAGAAAACAGGGCGTACCCATTGATGCCAGCCCCAGCTGCATACTGTCGCTCCACGCTGAGATCTGCCACGGTGGTTCTGGTCAGCGAGGTATTATAGGCGTCTACCGTTTTCAGCGGGCCGCTCCCCCGGCTGCCTCCGGCGAACAGTGCGTAGCTACCTACCGATGCAGAGGTCAACCCAGTTTTCGTGCTGCTCAGCGAGGCCGGACTGCTCCTGGTCAGAGATCGGTTGTAGGCTGTGGCCGTAGATTGATAATAACCGTTTTCCCCGCCAGCAAATATGACATAATCGCCCACGCTCGCAGCAGCATGGCTCCAGACAGCAGCATTTAGGTTGGGAGCAGACCCCCGTGTCAGGGCTGTGTTGTATGTATCCACTGTGGATACATACGTGTTCGTATCCTGCCCGCCGGCGAACAGGGCGTAATTGCCGACCGTCCCTCCTGCGTGGCCGCACCGGACAGTGCTCATCGCTGTGATTGGGCCATAGCTCACCAGCTCTTTTTCTCCGCTCCAAAACGGCCTCGCGACGCCGCCGACTCCAATGTATCCCCGCCTGATTTTCCTGGCCTTTCCCCCCACCCCGAAATACGATTTTCGGACCCTC